CATCTGCCCTACAGATGGCCGGTATTCTTGATTACGCTCCTGCACTAAATTCCAATCAGCTACAGGTTGATGATACTGGTAATACTTTCGCTGGTGTTATTAATGGCCGACTAAGAGTTTATATTGATCCGTATGCCGAGGGCGGAAATTATGCCGTTGTTGGTTATAAAGGTAGCTCTACTTTTGACGCCGGACTATTCTACTGCCCATACGTTCCCCTACAGATGGTAAGAGCCGTTGGTGAAGACAACTTCCAGCCGCGAATTGCCTTCAAGACACGATATGGTATGGTTGCTAATCCGTTTGCCGAAGGTGCTACAGTTGGTAATGGTGCGCTAACTAAGGATAGTAATAAATACTACCGTAGACTTATCATCACAAACCTTATGTAAGATTAAGGTTTAATCTAAACCGAAAACGCCCAGGGTCAAATCTGGGCGTTTTTTATTGTGTGTTTATTTACTCTATTGTTATAATCTTCTTCTTTAGAAATAAAGGGAATGGGATACCTAATATTCCACCATTCATTTTTAATATCATCCCAAATGTTTGATAATCCCCTTCTACTAAAAGGATCATGTATGTCAGTAGAGGTTAGAAATACTTCCCAAAGAGAAGAGTAATAATCTTTTTTCTTCATTCCTCTACGTCTAGCACTAATATAATATAATAGAGTCATCAATCCTGCAACTGAAAACAAAATTATAATTAATATAAGAAAGAACGTAACGACCATAACAAAAATAGTTATGGTCAATATTCCACAAAATACTATAAATGAATCAACCATTTTGCCATTTTCTTATCCATTATACGTCAACGAACCCAAATTCTTCTAGTGAAATAAACTCCGTTCCCTTATGAATAAATCTACGTGGAAGATGCCAGTGACCATGCACCCACATTTTTGGTTTATTCACTACCAGAACTTCTTCCAGAGCATGTCGTGTTCTACTATTCCAATCAGAAAAATTTACATAACCATTTTGAATTAAACCACATGCAGATTCTGGGCAATCATGAGTTACAACAATATCGTAACTTTTATTACGTTTAACTACATTATCGATAATGTCATACAATTCACTAATAGATAGTTCTTCATTTCGCCACCATGAAACTCCTTCCTTGCGAAGTTTCCAGTCAATGGAGAATGCGCCGCCTACGAATAGCATTTCCTTACCTTCAATGGTAATAGACGAACCATCAGGAATATATTCTAGATTGCTATCTGTATATTCTAGATTGCTATCTGTATATTCTCGGCACTTATCCAGATTATCATGATTACCCCGAATGAAATAGTTATTACCATTCAGTGCCCTAAGTTTATCGTAATCAATCTTAAAACCCATTCCGAAATCGCCAACCTGAATAGTATTCATTTCACCACGTTCAAGTGCATTTTCTACAATCGCATTATAATTACTGACATTACCATGAATGTCTCCAATAAATCTCATATACCACTCCTATTTTAATTTCTATAAATACATAAAATACGTTGATTATTCATCATAATTGAGTTATAATTCGGAGAATTAAACATGGAACACAATAGAAACCAACCAACTAACCTAAACTTTCTTCACTCTACAGGATTTAAGTTTTTCGTTAAAAAACTACCTACTACCAATTTCTTTACGGAGAGTATTAACATTCCGGGTAAGAAGATAACAGTATTAACACAACCTACTCCAAATTACAACATTCCATTGTGGGGAAATAAGTTAATATACAATGATCTTACCGTAACATTCAAGATTGATGAAGATATGAGAAATTTCTTCGAAATCTCTGACTGGCTAGATGGAATAGGTAAACCTGAATCGGTTAAGGAAAGACAGTTACTAAATTCTAGGGCCTTAGTTAATGAAGGAATTGTTAGCGATTGTATCATAAACATTCCAACTAACACAAAGAATCCAAATTTAGTCATAACCATTACGGATGCGTTTCCTACAAGCATTTCTGATTTAATCTTTTCTTCAACACAAACTAATGAAGAACATCTAATTGCTACAGCCACATTCAAATTTGCCGGCATAAAAATGGAGAGAATATTTAATGAAAGTTAATGATATTATTGCATTATGGGAAGAAGATTCAGAAATTAGAGCAGATGATATTGGTAATTCGAGTCTTATTACTTTAGAATTACACAGTAAATATCTAAAGATATATCTCGGAGAAGTGGCCTATCTAAAAAAATATAAGTCCGAATATAAGAAATTATACAAACTTAAGTGGTCATATTATCTAGGTTATATGGATAAGGAAGAGTTGCAGAAACTCAATTGGGAACCTTTCCAATATAAAATTCTCAAACAAGATATATCTATCTACTTAGAAGGCGACGAGGAACTAGCTGAATCCCTATTAAAATACGAATTACAACAAGATAAAGTCAATATATTAGATCAGATTATCAAATCTATTAATAGCAGAAATTTCACTATTAAAAACCATATTGACTGGAAGAAATTTGAAAATGGAGTGAACTAATGACCCAGATTATAGTCGATTACCTAGATGAAGTCTACATCAAAGTCCGGTCGGAGAGACATGTTGAACAGGAATTGTCGGAATTGTTCTCATTCGAAATTGCAGCTAGTAAATATATGGCAAGAAAGAATCCTAGATTTAAGAATTGGGACGGTAAGATTTACTTATATTCACTAAAACAAGAGAAGGTTTATTATGGATTACTTGATAAAATTGAAGCATATGCCAAAGACAACAATTATGAATTTATTAATAATATTCCTAATGATAAAAATATCTATGATGATTATTATGTTAATGAATATGTGAATTCTCTAAAGCTACCATTTGAACCAAGAGATTATCAAGTATCAGGCTTCAAGGATTGTATCAATAGTAATCGAAGATTGATTGTAAGCCCAACTGGATCGGGTAAATCATTATCCATATACATGCTATCTAAATTCTATATGGATGAAAATAAAATTCTCATCATTGTTCCTACTACAAATCTAGTTGAACAGTTAGAGGGAGATTTTAGAGATTATGGATATACCGGAGATATGCAAAAAATATATTCTGGTAAGACCAAGGATATTACAACCAATATCGTTGTATCCACATGGCAATCATTATTAAATATGCCCAAGGAATGGTTTGAGCAGTTTGGGGCGGTGATATTTGACGAGGCACATACCTGCAAATCCAAGTCCCTAACCTCCATACTTTGCGCTATGGACCGTTGCAAGTATCGCTTTGGGTTTACTGGCACCCTGCAATCCGACGAGGTTAACATATTAATATTGGAGGGTTTATTCAATACCTATAATAAAGTGATATCTGCTAGTGAATTAATGGATCGTGAAGAATTAGCAAAGCTGGATATCAGTATTGTAGTATTAGGTTACGATAAAGATACATGTAAGCAATGTGTCGAATATGACTATCCCCAGGAAATCGATTTCCTGATTTCCAATCCTAAAAGAAATAGATTCATTTATAATTTAACCAGAAGTCTTGAAGGTAATACTCTTATTCTATTCCAGAGAGTGGAAGGGCACGGTCGAATTTTATACGATATGATGAAGGATAAATTTGAAAACGTCATCTTCCTTCACGGAAAAATTTCAGGTGAAGAACGACAAAAAATCATTAAAAAAATTGACACAATGGAAAATTCTGTTATAATTGCATCATATGGAGTTTTAAAATTAGGTGTAAATATTCCAAATCTAAACAATGCAATTTTTGCAAGCCCATATAAATCAAATATAACAGTTCTTCAATCCATAGGTAGAATTTTAAGAATATCATCTAAAAAGAAAAAAGCAAAACTATATGATATAGCTGATGATTTATCCTACAAGAAAAGACAAAAATTTACATTCCAGCATCTAATCGAGAGGATAAAAATATATAATGACGAGAGCTACAAATACCAAATCCACGAATACCCAATTAAATGACGTAGAAGAGGCGGACACGGAAATGCCCTCTGTCCCCATGATTCTAAAATTAGTTAGTGGGGAAGAGTTAATTGTATCGGGTCTTATGCGTGATGAAGTAACGAATGATTTTCTAATTACAAATCCATATGTTGTTCTTAGACAAGTTATTCAGGGAACTCCGCATCTATATCTTTCTAAATGGATTTCGTATGCTGGTTCAGAAGTATTTATGCTCTCCCGAAATGCTGTAATGACAATTAACATTCCAAATACCGAAATTTTAACACACTATAATACATGTATCGAAGAGGAATTCATGGATGAACATAATCCAGCCACTACCCACCAAATCTCCGTTGCCAAACACTAGCAATCACTATGTCAACAACAAGGAATTATATGCAGCATTTGTAGAATATAAAAAGAAATACAATCATGCGGTAGAAAATAATTTAAATCTACCGAGAATTCCTAATTATATTGGTGAATGTATTCTAAAGATTGCAACAGGATTATCCACAAAATATAATTTTGCACTTTATCCGTATAAAGAAGAAATGGTTTCAGATGGAGTAGAAAATTGTCTTGGTGGAAATACTAAAATTTTGACGATTGAGCATGGTCCAATCGAAATTTCAAAAATCGTTGGCCAAGAAGTCACAATTAAATGTGGTGATGGGGTTTGGAGAAAATCTGTAGCTAAAAATTTTGGAAAACAGAAAACTTTTAGATATTGGTTTGGTAGACATAACCAACACACGAATAATTTAAAATTATTTGTTGATGCAACAGAAAACCATAGATGGTATGTTTCATCTAGATTAGGAAAAAATAATCTTAGAGAACATATAAATGGTTGTATTACTGATTTGCGGGTTGGTGATGATCTAATGAAAACTCCATACATTGATGGTATGGACGATTGGTCAGTTATTCATGGTATCATTTTTGGTGATGGCTCTGGTCATAAAAAATACCATAGTAACGATGATTTATTGACTGAACAAGGAAACAAATATTGCACTTTACGGGTATGTAAGCAAGATAAAGTGAAAGATGAAATTTGTGAAAGGGTAGAAAAATATGGATATAAACCAACCTTTCCTCCACACGCAAAAGGTGATCCAATATATCATCTAGGAAAAGAGAAATTTATAAAAGACGTTCCTTATACTATTGACCCATCTTATATAAGAGGATTTATATATGGATGGTGGTTAGCTGACGGTGCCAAAACCATAAAGAATGAAAAAATATGGCAAATATCGACTGTCAATAAAGAAGCGGTTGATTGGCTTTTAAATTATTCTTCTTATGGCGGATATACCTTAGCTAATATTAGAAGAATAGTTTATCCAGAAAATGAAGGAAAAAAGGTTCATCATCAGTTTCAAAAAATAAATGGCGATAAACCAAATGATCTTTATATAATAACTTTGTATGACAATGAAGATTTCACTGCTAAAGTTAAAAACATAGAATATATTGGGGAAAGAGAAGTTTACTGCTTTCATGAACCAGTAACAAATTCATTTGTTTTAGCAAATGGGTTATTGACAGGTAATTGTTTCATGTATATCAATAATTTCGATCCTGATAAATATACAAATCCTTTTGCATATTTTACACAAATTATCATGTTCGCATTCATTCGCAGAATACAAAAAGAAAAGAAACAGTTATACATAAAGCACAAAATAACCGAGCAGCAAATTTATTCTAATCTAAGGGCAGAAATCCCATCAGAGTTAGTTGATGACACCTTCGTTACTAGCTATGAGGACATGCTAACGGAAAAGAGAAACAAAGCCAAGGAGAGAATTAAAAAACCTAATTCTCCGAAGAAAAGTGTTGACACTGGTTATACGGACTGTGTATAATAAACTGTGGTTTCAGATAAACAATAAGAACTACTGATAATTATAGGAAACGATACAATGAAATTAGATGAAGAGAAGACAAATAGAATACCTCCAATTGTTGCACAGTATGTAACAAATTGCTTTGATTCCAATATATCTGCTCATGTGAGACAGAATTACAGGGATATCCTGGATTCAATCCGAGAATTATGCAATGATGCAGTCAAGGAATTTGACAAGAAGAATCTATACAATAAAACATTCAGGAAGAAGCATGACTAAAATTGCTATATTAGGGGATTTACATTGGGGTGCTAGATCAGATAGTCTTCAAATAATTGAATACTTCAACAAATTCTTCTCTGATGTTTTCTTTCCCGAATTAGATAAAAGAGGCATCAAGAGAGTAATTCAATGTGGTGATCTAGTTGATAGAAGAAAATTCATCAATATAAACACTGCCCATGAATTACATAAGAATTTTACTGTTCCAATTGAGGAAAGAGGTATTCAGTTAGACATCGTTATTGGAAATCATGATACTTTCTATAAAGGAACCAATTCTGTAAATTCTCTTAATATACTTTACAGAAATTTACCAGATACTTCTAATATTAAGTATTACATGAGTCCTACAGAGGTAAATATAGAAGGAACAAAATTTCTATATTTACCATGGATTTGTGATGATAATCACGATTTATCTATCAATATGATCAAGTCTAGCGAAGCTAAGTATTTAATCGGTCATCTGGAATTATCTGGATTTGAAATGTATAGAGGACACGTTGCAGATGAAGGCATGTCTAGTAAATTATTCGAACGGTTTATATCAGTCTTTACTGGACATTATCACACACGATCTAATGTGGATAACATATTCTACGTGGGAACGCCGTATGAGATTGTATGGTCGGATTACAACGACCCTCGCGGGTTCGGAATATTAGATACAGAGACAGGTGAATACGAATTCATCAGAAATCCACATTGTCTATTTCATAGAATAATGTATGATGAAGATAAGATTGACATAAAAACTTTTCCATATACAAAATATAAAAATACGTATGTTAAAGTTATGATAATCAATGGTAAGAAACAATGGCTTATTGATGAATTTCTGAGCAATTTTAATAAAATAGAAACTATTGATTTGCAAGTCATTGATGAAAGTATTATACTCAATACAGATGTGGAGATTGACCTTGAGGAAATTGAAGATACGTTTAGCATTCTTAATAGTTATGTGGATAAAATTGAAATCCCTGAGAAACCGAAGGTCATTAAAGAACTACTAGATTTATATTTTGAAGCAATGCAATTGAATAAGGAATAATTATGCCAATGGAATTTAGAAGTTATGTAGAGAAATATCCAGATGATAGTTTTTCTGCACATGTAATGACACTTGATATAGATGGGCCAGTTAGTGGTGTATTTTATCCATACAAAGTTATTGTGAATGCTATTGAAGAATACAGAAAAGTTATCTTTAATGGCTATGCTGTGGGTGAAATTAAGACAAAGGAAAATCCTTATTATCATTCAAGAACAATAAATCTAGCCGAGGTATCACATAAAATATTCAATTGTTCAGTGTATAGAAACAGAGTATTTGTTAAATTTAATCTGTTGAATACACCATGTGGAATTAAAGCCAAGGAATTATTCAAGGCTGATAGGAAGGCGTATCTAATTGCGTCTCTTAATGCCGATCTATCAGACGACAAGAAAACAATTTTGGCATGTTCAATAATTAAATTTGACTTAGTGTTTGAATAATACATGCACATAGTTTTTGATAAAATCAAATTTAAAAATTTCTTATCGACTGGTAACAGCTTCACAGAAATAAATCTGTCAAAGAATAAGCATACTCTTATTGTTGGTAAAAATGGTCATGGTAAAAGTTTATTGATTGAGGCAATTTGTTTTGCTCTATTCAATAAACCATACCGTAACATCAATAAACCACAGTTAGTAAATTCTGTTAATGGTAAAAATATGATCGTAGAGTTATATTTCACCATTGGTTCAGACAAATATATTATTAAACGTGGTATGAAACCCGTAGTGTTTCAGATTATAAAGAATGGAGACGTTATTAATCAGGAAGCTGATAGTAGAGATTATCAGGAATATCTTGAAGCCAATATCATCAAATTAAGACATAAATCCTTCACTCAAACTTCTATCATGGGAACAGCCTCCTTTGTTCCATTCATGCAATTATCAGCAAATAATAGAAGATTGTTCATGGAGGATTTATTAGATCAACAGATATTCACTACAATGAATATTCTTCATAAAGCAAAGATCAGTGATATTAAAGATGAGTTAGCAGAGTTAGATACTGATATAAAAATTATTGAGGAAAAGATTGCTCTCCACGAGAGTTTCATTGTCAAGATGAATGATGATAAGAAACTTCAAATTGATGAAATACTGGTGAAGATAGCGGAGTTAGAAAATGACAATGAAAAACACGAATCTGAGTTAGCCAAAGTTAGAGATAACGTATCTGAGTTAGTGAAGAAGACGCTTAATAAAGAAAAAGTGGCGTCAATGTTACATGAGATACACAATCACACTGGAAAATTATCGAACAGTAAAAGTCGTGTTAATGAAGAATTAAATTTTTTCGAGAATAATGATGATTGCCCAACATGTAAGCAGGCGATAACGAATGATTTCAAACTATCAAGTATTGATAATAATAAAATAAAACTTGAAAAACTTGAAGAGAATGAAAAATTATTACATAAGTCTCTAAAGAAAAATAATGAAAAAATGGAGAAGATCAATAGTATCCTTCTAGAAATTGATTTCTTATTAAAGCAGGAAAGTGGTCTTCAGGCACTAATAAAATTTAATAATCGTGACCTGATTTCTCATAATAAAAAAATTGCTGATATCAATTCGGAAAAAAATGTCTCATTTTCAGAGGGTGAAATTCATCAGCTACATGAAGAATTTAATACCAAGACATATAAAAGAGACGAATTAAATAGTAGAAAAGAAAGAATGGAGAATATATCCCTTCTACTAAAGGATACAGGAATAAAAGCACAAATTGTTAGGAAATACATTCCCATAATCAACCAGACTGTGAATAAATTCCTCGAAGATATGAATTTTTTCATAAATTTCAATCTGGATGAACAATTTAATGAGACAATCAAATCTCGTCATAGGGATATATTCAGCTATGAGTCATTCTCCGAAGGTGAAAAAATGAGACTGAATCTGGCATTAGTTTTCACATGGAGAGCCATTGCCAAGAAAAGAAGTTCAACAACAACTAACCTAATTTTCTTTGATGAAATCATGGATAGTTCATTGGATTATGATGGTGTTGATACATTCTTCAAGATGGTAGATAGCCTCGGAACCGAAACCAATGTCTTTATTATTAGCCACAAATCTGATATGGTTGATAAATTCAGCAACATAATAAAAGTAGAAAAGGTTAAAAATTTCAGCAAATGGTCAGTATAGAAAATTTTACAAATTTCGGGGCAGATAGTTTAGCAATTCAGAATAGACTATTTGAAGTATTACAGAATAAAGCTATTCCTGGGGTATCTGCCCCAGAACTAGGAATTAATTATAAAGCCTTCTACATCAAAAATGTTCAGGGCGAGAAATGGATTCTTGCATTTAATCCAAGAATAGTTTACAATAGTGATCAATTGGTTGATGTGCATGAAACATGCTACAGCTATCCAGGGATAAAGGTGCGTATAAGGCGTCCACAATCGATCAGGGCGCGGTGGCAGACCGTAACAGGGGAAACCATTACGCAGCAGCTAGACGGCGCTGTAGCGAGATTATTCCAGCATGAAATGGTGCATATGCAAGATAACGCCAAGCCATTTTGGTTTGATGCGAATTATCTCAATAAAAATAAAGCAATAAGAGATTGGAAGTCTCTATCACGAAAATTAGGGAGAGATTAATGAATAATGAAACAATGAATACCGTAGTGGGCGATTACCACGATTACTACTCCAAACTTCCACCATCTGGTCATTTTATATTTCCAGATTATATCATTCCGGATCAAATGATTCCAAAATATGATGATTATGTCGATTACAGAGACCATCTGGCAGATATTGCCAAGGATAAAGAAATTAAGAAGGAAGCTGTAAATCATCCAGAGCATTATAGTCCAGGGACATATGAGACTATTAATATTATCGAGCATTATAATCTTGGATTTAGCCTCGGTAATGCAGTCAAGTATATTCTAAGAGCCGGTGCAAAAGACCCGTCTAAATATATTGAAGACCTAGAGAAAGCTATCTGGTATATTAACAGAGAAATTATTCGAAATGCCTAGAATGCGAAAAAGGTGGCCGGATGAAATATATCATTCCGATGCCACCAAAAATAAAATCAAAAATACTATGAAGAAATACGTTGACGAAGGTAGCCATAATTTAGTTAGAATGGCTACCTGTCGTCATTGTAATGCCACCATGCAAGAGAATATGATCATTAGGTGGCATAATGAAAAATGTGATATTTTAAATTATATCTGGGAATATACGTCGCCCAGACTTAAGAAACCGAGACGGCGCTAGAATATACCAGATGAGTGAAGTAAATGAAGACGGCAGAGACAAGGAGCATAGCTACTCCAACGATCATCTTTTCACCCTGTTCTTCTGGCGTCAGATGATATTCGCTGGAATTAATGAAGCAAATAATTCCAGCAAGGCCAAAGATCGTTCCCGGAATACTAATGAGAAAAGATAGAAAAATCATCCACGCCATGATATATTATCCTTCTGATATGGTTATGTTTTCATATACTCACTAACTATATTTTCTAACCTTTCTATACGATCACGCATTTCATTTATTAAATGTCTTAAATCCTTTTCATAGCTACCGGCTACGGTAATCATTTCTTTCCTGGTGTCCTCGATTTCATCATAGAAATTATCGTATCGTTCGTCCTTATAGAGCCTTTCTACGTCATCTTGCAAGTCACGAATATTTCTTTCGTTTTCTATGAACCTCTGTCGAATTAATTCTTCTTTCATTAATTTGCCTTTTTTATTATATTT